GACAGACGATTTACGCATGTGATTGATCCGATTGATCCGCGTCCAGAGTGGCCCATATACAGATCCTTTGATTGGGGCTATAACAAGCCCTTTGCCTGTTCTTACTGGACTGTTGACCCTGACGGTGTTGCGTACAACATTTTAGAGGTCTACGGCATGAAGAACAAGGCCGATACGGGCATCAAGTGGGTGGATGAGGACATCTTTACATATCTTGCGAAAACAGAATCAGAGCATCCGTGGCTGAAAGGCAAACGCATTATCGGCGTTGCTGATCCCAGTATTTGGAAGAAGGGCAACGGTACCGGTATTTCCACGGAAGAAATCGCGTCAAGGCATGGTGTGTTTTTCCAAAAAGGCGATAACGACAGGATAGCTGGATGGCGGCAGTTCCATTACAGGCTGCAGTTTGACAGCGAGGGATACCCCCGCGTCTATTTCTTCAAAAACTGCACACACATGATCCGGACTATCCCGCTGATGATGTATGACCAGGTGAAACTGGAGGACCTTGATACCGAGCTGGAGGACCATCTTTGCGTAGCGGGGAACACGCTGATACAGACAGATACGCAACCGCAGGGCTTATGTATAAAAGATTTGGTTGATACGGTGGGTTATGTGGTGAGCCATGACGGGCAATACCACAAATACCACGGCTGCAGAAAGACGAAAGAGAACGCGAATGTGTACACGCTGACAACGGATGACGGGAAAAGCATCACGGCAACCCCGGATCATTTGTTCATGTTGGCAGATGGTACATGGAAGCGGCTCGACGATCTTCAAGCAGGCGATGAACTGATGGAGGCCGTATCATGGAAGTAAAGATTATATCAGCAACAAAGCAAGAGTTTAACGGGATTGTCTACTACAAGTGCGGGAACTATTTTCAGAACAAAGGGAGAAGGCTACACCGGATTGTCTGGGAATATCACAACCAACTAAATGTTGCTCCCGGGCATCATGTACATCACAAAGATGGGAACAGAAGCAACAACCGCATAGATAATTTGAAACTAATGCCTATCAGCAGGCATCTGTCCCTTCACATGAACACAGCCGAAGCGAAGGCCAGGAACGTGATTGCTATTGATAGAGCCAGAGAATACGCCTGTATTTGGCACGGAAGCGAATCGGGCAAGGCCTTTCACTCAAAATTGGCCAAAGAAACATGGCTTAAACGGGAGCCGGTTGAATATGTATGCGCCCATTGCGGGGAAACGTTCAGAACCACAAACAGATACAACGAGAATAGTAACCGATTCTGTTCCAATAAATGCAAAAGCGCATGGAGAAGGAAAGCGGGTTATGACAACGTTCAGCGCAAGTGCGCTTACTGTGGTGATGATTTCACGGTCAATAAATACTCAAAACAAATTTATTGCTCAGGCAAGTGTGCAAGAAGCGCGAGGTGGAAGCATGCGGGTTAAAAGCGTTGTGTATTTAGGAAAAGCGGACGTTTACAACATGGAAGTTGAGGACACGCACAATTATGTAGCGAATGGCTTTATTTCGCATAACTGTGATGAGGCCCGCTATTTCTTTATGTCCCGTCCCATTACGCCAATCGTCAAGACAGAAGCAGCCCCGATTCTTTTCGATCCGCTGGATCAGTACAAAGTAAAACCGTATAGGAGGGTATGACCATGAGCATGTATGAACCCAGCAGAAGGCCGTTAGTGCAAGCGGCCGCTGAATCAGTGTCGCGCTTGTTTAGGAAACGGCAACCAGAGGGAGCTCCCGCCTATGAGATTGTACCAGGTGCAAAGATCGGCAGGGAAGCGCTGCTCAAAGCCAACGAAACCCTGCGTGAGTACAAGGAGGGCAAGGCCAACCTGGAGAAGCGCATCACTGAATCAGAAAAGTGGTTCCGCATGCGGCATTGGGAGCTGATGGAGGCTAAAGGTCAGTCAGGGAATCCGTATGACAACAGGCCGGCATCGGCATGGTTGTTCAATGTGCTGATGGGTAAGCAGGCGGACGCAATCGAGGCGTACCCGGAGCCGCGCATCCTGCCGCGCATGGTTGATGACAAGGAAACCGCGTCGATGCTGTCTGATATAGTCCCGCTGATAATGGATCAGTGCGGGTTTGAGCAGACATATTCAGATAACTCCTGGAAGAAGAACAAGATCGGAACGGCTGTATATGGCTGTTTCTGGCAAAAGAGCAAGCATAACGGGTTGGGGGATGTGGCGATCAGACGGGTGGATGTTCTCAATCTGTTCTGGCAGCCGGGCATCCACGACATTCAGGACAGCCGCGACCTGTTCCATGCGGAGCTGATGGATACTGAAGTGCTTAGAGAGCAGTACCCGCAGTTGGCAAGCAAGATCAAAGACGGGAAAGGTACGCTGACGCTGGCAGAGTACGAGAACGATGACCATATCAGGGCAGATAAAAAGAGCATGGTGATTGACTGGTACTACAAGCGCCTGGTGAATGGCAAAACCGTTCTGCACTACTGCAAGTATGTGGGCGATGTTGTGCTGTTTGCCACGGAGAATGACCCGCAGATGGCAGAAAAGGGCTGGTATGACGATGGGTTGTACCCCTTTGTATTCGATGTATTGTTCCCGGTTGAAAACTCTGTATGTGGAATCGGCTATGTCGATATTTGCAAGTCGCCTCAGGAATCCATTGATCTGCTGGGGCAGCAACTTGTTATTAACGCCACTATGGCCTCATCCCCTCGTTATTTTGGGCGTGAAAACTCCGGCATAAACGAAACAGAGTTCATGGACTGGACGAAGAAAATTGTCCATGTGAACGGAAACATCGACCCTAATGCGATGACACCGATACAGGTGACCGCGCTGTCCAGTGCCTTCCTGTCTGTCTATCAACTAAAGATTGACGAATTGAAGAATGTTTCCGCGAATACAGACGTGATGAACGGCGGCACGGGCGGGATGACCACGGCAAGCGGGATCGC